AAATTTATATTAGTTCTGCACATTATAAAAGTCATTGGATTTGGGATAAATTCAAATCTTTTACTGAATCTATGTGTAAAGGTAAAAGTTATTTTGTTTGTGGATTAAATTATGAGTTATCAATATTTCATGGATTATTGAGTCATAAGCGTGTAGAACAAATGAAAGATGAGCCAGATTATGATGCCACATCTTGGTACATGGAAATGGATTGTCTATTTTTTGGAGAATCTGAAAAAGCTTTTTTTAAATTAAAAGATATACAAAAATGTAGAACTCTTGTTAAGCCATTTTATCCAATGGATAATATAAAATATTTAGAAAACAAAAATAAAAATAAAAAAAGTGATAAACGTAAAAATGAAATTAGAGTAATTGGCGTTGATGTGGCAATGATGGGTGGCTCCGCTAATGACCATACAATATTTACATGTATTAGACTACTACCTGATAGAGATGAATTTATAAGACATATTGTATATATAGAAAGTATGGCAGGGCAACATAGTCAAACGCAGGCAATAAGATTAAAACAACTTTTTGATGATTTTGATGCTGATTATATAGCTATGGATACACAAGGAAATGGTTTAAGTTTATATGATGATTGTGCTAGAATTTTATATGATCAAGAAAGAGATATAGAATATCCAGCATGGTGTTCTTATAATAATCAAGAAATGAGAGATAGAGCATTAGATAAAAATGCTTTGCCTATTATATTTTCTATTAAGGTGGTAGAGCAACAAGTTAATCATGAAATTGCAATGTTTGTAAGAAATTGTTTTGAAAAAGGAAAAGTAAAATTATTAGTAGACGAAATTAAGGGAAAAGAATATTTATCTGATATTAATAAAGATTATATAAAATGTAGTCCCGAAGAAAAGGCGAGAATGGAAATTCCTTATATCCAGACTACTATGCTTATAAATGAAATGGTTAATCTGGAACAAGAAATTAAGGGTGGTTATGTTAAATTAAAAGAAGTTGGACGAAAGAGAAAAGATAGATATTCAAGTCTTGCTTATGGAATGTACTTGACGCAATTATTAGAAATGGATTTAAGAAAAACTGATGATACGGATGAATTTGAATTATTGAAACAATATACATTTATTTAGAATAGAACAAAAGAGGTGAAAATAAATAATTGCCACGTAAAAAATCAACAACTAACACAACTAACAATATAGCAACTAACTCAGCATCTACAGCATTATCCCCTACTTCACAGCAATCTCAACAATATATGGAGTTCTCTGAAAACTATGCTGTGGAGTTTGCTAAGAGTATGAGTACTCCAATGTATAATACATACTTTAACCCTATGATAATGAATCAGGGTTTAAAAAATATCAACATGAATCCTATCTTCCCAGATAGAGATCAAGTTGAAAAAATGATTTCCGATCCTAAAAACAACGAACAGGCACTAAGGGAATTAGCACAAAGATTATATCATTCGCAAATGAATTTTAAAAGGCTGGTCCATTATTTTGCAAGTATCCCCACTTTCGATTATCAAGTATTACCAGTTAATGCAAGTGAAGACGATATTAAAAGTGCTAAATTTCTAAAAGAATATAATAAAGTTCTTGATTTTTTTGATAATTTTGATCATAGAAAAGAATTTGGTAAAATATTAATTGGTATGATGCTTGAAGATGCCAAATTTGTATTTCTAAGAAATAGTGAAGCAGGATTAACGCTTCAAGAGATGCCGTCAGACTACTGTCTTGTTGATTCTTGGTCCCAGTACGGCTATCTTTATTGTTTCAACTTACTTTATTTTTTAAACAGTTATGTTGATATAAATGCATTTGATCCAATTTTTAAAAAGTGGTTCAAAAGTGCGATGGAATGGAAAAATGATCCTCAATATGTTCCAAATCCTGGGTTTAAAACAGAATTAAGAAATGGCCGTTGGTTCTACTGGCAAGAAATTAACCCATCTCAAGGATGGGTTTTTAAGTTTCATAATCATTCAGCAGGATTAACACCACCTTTTATGTCCTTGTTCCTCGATAGCATCGAGATTGATAATTTCAAGCGTTTGCAAAAAACTAAGACGGAATTAGAAAATTATAAGATGATTGTTGGAACAGTACCCTTGAACAAAAATAACAAAAGTGGTAACAAGCCCGATGACTACAGTATCAGCCCGGAAACACTGGGCAAGTTCATGCAAACTGCTAACGCCCTTTTACCAGAAGGTGTACGCCTTTCTGCGCTACCCTTAGAAAATTTGATGTCAGTATCCTTTGAGAATGCAGAGACTAAGCAAGATGTTGTAGGCACCGCTTTAAAGAATTTCTTTGCACAATCTGGTGCGGACAGAAGTATATTTGGGGGAATTGATCGTCCTAACATGGCAATAATTGGACCTTCCCTAAAAATTGATGAGGTTTTTATAACAAGGCTATATGAACAGTTTGAAACATTTTGTAATTTTCAAATTAACAAAAATAGTGGAAAAATGAGATGGAAATGGAAAGTAAAATTTGAAGGTACTATTTTTGATGTAGATGAAAGGCGAGAAAACGCCCTTACAATGGCTCAAAATGGAGTTATTTTGCCTTCGCTCGCATCATCTCAGGGTTTGAATTTAAGGGAATTTACTACAAGTTTAAATTTGATGAAGGTAATGAATCTTACTGCAGATGGATTACTTAATAGTCCACTTATTACTTCTCATACAAGTTCTAATAGTCAGTCTGGCGTAGGTGCACCGGTTAAAAAACGTAAAGAGCTTAAAGATGGGGGCGCAGAAAGTAGGGATTATGAACCCGTAGATGATTAAACTAATGTAAATAATTCGTAAGTTTTAAGGGTGGTGATTTTTATTTTAACACAACAAATTTCAGATGATATGCGTAATCTTCTTCTTCAACAAATGTCTAATGAACTTTATAACTCGCAATTCTATAAAAAAATTGGTGCATATCTCAAAGTTAAAGGTTTAGATAACATAGGAGATTTTTTTCTAGGCGAGGCAGATGGAGAGGTCGGACATCAAAAAATTATATTATCTTATCTGTTAGATCGTAACATTCCCGTAGAGATGCTAGTAGTTCCTGCTGTAACTGAAACATTTTCTACATTAATAGATATAGGAACATTATATGTTAATCGTGAAAGAGATACTACACAACATATTAAAAATATTGTTAGCCTTGCGTTAGAAAGCGATGATTTTTTAACTTTCCAATATTTTAATGAAACTTTAATAAAAGAGCAAATTGAGGAAGAATCGATCTCAATGACATTTTTAGATAAGGTTACTATATTGGGGGATAATCAATCAATGTGGGTATTATTTGATAAAGATTTTGAATTAAAATAATTTGAAGGAGGATTTAATTTGAGAATAGTTAATCCAGAAGATTTGAATCAAAGCGACTTATTTTATTGCTATTCAGGCAAACTTAAAAAATATTTAATAGAACAAAAAAATATTCAATATATACATAAAGGATTTAATTTTAATGATAAAACTGAGTTTTGGATATTTATTCGAAGTAATAAATTAAAGGCGGCATTAGATGAGTGGGGAGAAAATAAAAAAAATGGTGTTCGAGCAGTAGAGTAAAATCTACTGCTTTTTAATTTGAAGGACTAAACAATTGGAGGATGATAAAATGTATGGGAATAAATGGACAAATGACGAAGACAATATAATAAGATATAATTATCTGTTGCCTTTAAAAAAACTAGTATTATTGTTGCCACAAAGAACAATAAATGCTGTTCGTGGTAGATTATCAACTTTAAACTTAACAAAAGCGAAATATGTAGATTGGACTAAAGATGAAATAAATTTTTTAATTGAAAATCAAGGTAAATATACTGCAAGAGAATTAAGTAATATTTTAGGACACAGTTATGGAATAACGAACAATAAATGTAGAGAATTAAACCTTAAATTAAAAGTTGATTATAAAAAATGGACAGATGAAGAAATATCTATATTAAAAAATAATTGCAATATAGATAAAATGTGTGAATTGATTCCTGGAAGAACAAGAGAATCAATCATACTTAAATGTAAAAGAGAATCAATTGATTACGAAACGAGATATGATTATTGGACAGAAGATGATATTTTATTATTAAAGAAATGTAATAATAAAACTATGGAAGAACTACGTAATATATTTAGGAATAAATCCGATGCTACTATTCATTATAATGCAAATAAAATTGGTATAGTAATTGAAGAAATATTAGAAAGATGGACTAAGGAAGAAGATAATATTTTAATAAATAACAGTGATCATATTACTAAATATGAAGAATTACAAGAATTATTACCATATAGAACATTAAGTAGTATTAAAAAGAGATTTAAAAATTTAAAATTAAGAACTAAAAAGTCAAGATTGCCTCGTTCTGAAAAATTAAGTAAACGTAATGTGAAGAATAGAATTAAACATTATAAAAATCATTTTGGAATTATTTTGGATGATATGTTATTTTATAATACTTACAATCCTGTTCAATGGTGGAAATGGACATATTATAATACTCCAAATGGAAGTTGCCTTAAAAACTTACCAATGTTTATATGTAATGATGAAAATGCACTGTTGATTATATTAAAATATGTAATAGAGAATGAAATGGGGTTAAATACAAGAGAAAAAATAATAAATTTAAGTATAAAACTAATTTATAAATATAAAGTAAATTTTCATCGTCATGGAAAAAATTTTTGTAGTCCGTTTTTTATTATTAATAATTTATATCCAGAATATAATATTAGAGCGTTTGAACTTAATAATGTTCCGTTGGGTTATTGGAAAAATATTAATAATGCAGACGAATATATGAAATATTATTTAGAAGAATTTTTATGTGTAAATGATATAGATATTTCTGATATTAAATATTTTGTTCCAAATATGCTTACGTATAAAAATATTCGTGAATTAGGTTTTAGTATGTTAGGATGGTGTCTTACAGAATATAAATATTATAATTCTTTTTATGATTGGATAAATTATTTATATCCCGAATGGATGTTAACTTCAGATGATTTTAAAGAAAAATATACTTATGATGGGGTTAGAGTATATTCACACGAAGAAGCAGATTTGTATAATTATATTAAAAGAGATTTAAAGTTAAATTTAAAATCAACGGGAACAAAAAATAATATAAAATATCATAATGATAAATATAATGAAAATTATATTCCTGACTTTATTTTAAAATTTATGGACTATAAACCAATTATAATAGAATATTACGGATTTGCTAGAATGGATAGTGATGGTAGGTTAGCAAAAACTTATGTTGCTAAAGCAAAAAGAAAAAATGAATATTATGAAAATAATAAAGACATATATTTTTTAGCATTTTATCCCCAAGATCTTAAAAGAAATTTTGAAGGAGTTAGAGAAAAACTAACTTCTTTTTTTATGTCTAATTTTAATATTAACTTAAATGATTTGTATAAGGAGGTGAATGAATGTTTGAAAGACAAAGATTAAAATTTAATATAGAAAAATATAGTATTGAAGAAATTGGTGATTTGCAATTAGCTATAATGAAACTTTGGGTTTGTGCAACAGAAAAAAATCTTAATAATTCGTATTTTTCATTAGAATCAATTCAAAAAGCTGCTATTACATTACCTAAACGTCCAATTTTATTTGCTTATTCAGAAATTGATAATGATTTTATGGAACACGAAGATTTTGAGCAGCCTTGCGGGTACATTCCAGAAAATGGTAATAATATAACTTATGAAGAACAAGACGATGGCAGAATCTTTTTAGTTACTGACGCTATCATTTGGAAATATTATGCACCACAAGTAATTGAAATTTTTGCGAATAGCAATGATAACAGTCGTGGTTGTTCAATGGAAATTGAAATTATTGATAGTGAAAAAATGGAAGATGGTACATTAAATATAAAAGAATTTGCTTTTCTTGCAGTAACTTTGCTTGGGAAGAAATATCAAAGCGGGATCGAAAATTGTAAAGCAGAAATTATAAAATTTTCTAAAGAAAACTTTAATGAAATGGTTGAAGAAATGGATAAAATTTTACTTAAATATTCTAAAAAATCAAATCAACTAAAAGACTTCCCCATCCCTCAAAATATTCAACAATTATCAAATCAAATACTTCAATCAAAAACTGCTTCTGCAATAGAACTTCGTGCAATACGTAAATTTGCTACGGCATCTAAAGTATCACTAAGTTTTATTAACAATAACTTAAAATATTTCACCAATGAAACAATACTTAATTGGTGCAATGATTTAATAAATTCTTCTAATTCTTTAAATAATTTAACTACAAATACTACAGCAAAGGAGGTGATTAAAGACGAAATGAAGTTTGCCGATAAAAAAGATTCATCTACTAATGATGATGATAAAAAAACTATTACTATAAATAATAGCAAAGATAGTGCTGTTGATGGTACTTGGTCTGATGTCGATCTAAGCGCTGAAAAAGAAAAAGTTCAAGATGCTAAAAACGCAAAATCAGTAGCGAAAGAGTTTTGTTTAACTTTAGATGATGGTTGGGAAACAAATAAAGATAAAATGAATTATCCTCATCATATTGTAAATTCAGATGATAATCTTGTTCTCCATATTTCAGGAGTTCGGGCGGCTTTTAAACGTGCAAAACAACAAGGATTAACTGGAGCACCAATAAAACACATTCGTAAGCATTATGTTGAATTGGGGCTTTCAACTGAGAACTTTGCCTCTTTTGGTTTAACTAAGGAAGATGTGGAGTTTATTTTTAGTAAGGAAGGTGATAATTTGTCCGAGAATGTTGATAAATTTAATAAAACTGAATATGCCGCAAAATTCTCTATGTCTGCTGGTCAAATTAGTGACTTACTCCAATCAATGTGTGATGGTCAGACTTATACTTCAGACGGTGGATATGAATACTCTAAGTATTATGTATATGATTTTGATGATACTTATTGCTATTGTCATGATTCAGAAAATGGTGGATATGCAGCAATTCCCTATGCTATTGATGGCGATGGCAAAGCAGCATTAGATTTTGACAATGCTAAAAAAGCAAGATCTATAACTCAGTGGGTTGTGGATGATGGCGATGGTACAGATGGTGACGATGGAGAAGATGATGAAGATGGTATTATTGTAATTATTAAGCAAATGTCTGCGGCTATAGAAAAACAATGTGCTGATAAATATGCCAAGGAAGCTAAAGAAAAGGCTGACGAAGAAGCTAAAAGGAAAGAAGAAATGGCTGCCGATACTAAAGGTGATGGTCCTGCTTGCGATGATTGTGAGGGTGGAGAATGCCCTGGTTGTGCTTGCAAGAACTGTGAAAAAGAAAGTTGTAAAGAATGTGATGAAGAAGATAAAAAGCAGGGTTATTCACTAAAGAAAATGGCAGCAAGGTTTAAAAAGTTAGAAAAAGAATTAATAGATACTAAAAATGAAGTTGAATCTTTTAAGAAAACTACCGAAACTCTAGAAACTGAAAATAAAGCATTAGCAACATTTAAAGCAACCATCGAAGAACAAGATCGTTTAGCCAAAATTGAGTATGCTATTCAATCTGTTTCTGAAAAATTGACTGACGAACAAGTTGCAGAATGGCGTAGTAAGGTTGCTGAATTTAGTAATGTTGACGACTTTGGTAATGCTTTAAAAGCTTTTGCTTTTGATATTGTTGTAAAAAATGAAGACCCTAATAAAAAAGTGGAATTTAATAGGATTAAAATTAATCCTGATGTGAGTGAGACTGAGAAAACTGGTAGTGTGTGGAGTAGGATAGGTAAATAGTGATTTAAATTATTTATGCAATAAAAGGACTGTTTGGTGTTTAGTTTTTAAATATTAATAATTTAAGAAATGTAATATAAAATAATTTATCAAAGGATGGTGTTTTTTAATGGCAAATCCGATTCTTATCCCTGGTGCAATTACTGCAAAACACATCGATGCTTTAAATAAAACTATTTTGGCTCCTGCAACTCTTTATAATGGTAACATCGTTAAACTTAGCACTATTTCAACAACTCATCAGTATAGTCAAGTTTACACTGTTGGTAAACCTGCAACTGCAACTCTCGCAACTGATGTATTTGCAATTGTTAATGAACCTATACGTGTTCTTACAACTCAAGGTACTTATAGTTATGCTGGATTAAATGATGATCCTCGGAATTTCCAGATTGCTTCCGGTGGAGTTTGTAATGCTTTTATTCCTAAAGTGGGCGATGAATTTATAATTTCTGTTGATGGTACTACTGGTTCTTATAACGCTACTTCTGCTCCCTATCTTGTTCCTGCCGATAGCACCTATACTCTTACTTTTGCTGCTAATACTACAGGTGTTTGTACTGGATTTTTAGTAACTAATGCATCTGCATTTATTAGTGTAGGTAATGCAACAAGGGTTAGTGCTTATAAAGTTCTTTGCGTACTAGGTTAATTGATTTTCCTAATTATTAGGAGGTAATAAGTTAAAATAAAATAAATAATAAAAATAATTTAATTATTATAAAGGAGGAAATAAAGTTATGATTAGAATTCCGAAAAATATTGTAGCATTTTCTAAGGGTAAAACTGAATTATATGAGGCATGGGCAGATTATGTTAGTCATCATAGGGCTGAGTTTTTAGGTAAAAAGGTTGATTATGATAAATCTATGACTTTTGCAGAAAAAACTACGAGATTAAATAAGGCTATTAATGAAGAAATTGGTAAGGTAGCCGGAGTTACCAATAGTGGTATTCTTTCTGATAATATGTGGGTTACTCATCCAACATATCGTTGGGCAACTTTTGCTGTAATTTCTGCAATGGTAGATATGATTCTGCCTGAGACTATTATTGAAGATTTTGGTAATTTCGCAGATGTGAGAATTGGTGGATACGGAGATAGTTTTGCATTTGACATTCATCCGAATGATTTATTTATTACGACAAAATTAAGTCATGGAAAACGTAATTCATTTGCTCAGAGACAATATAGTAATCAGGTAACAGTTGTACCAGAAACTAGGGCTATTACCGTAGAAGAGGATCTATATAGAATCTTAGCAAATAAAGTAAATCTTGCTGAATGGGCAATGAAATGCGTAAGATCTCTTGAAACTGAAATTTCCATTGATGTTTATAATGCTATTTTTACTACTTATGGTTCACTATTGGCAAACTTTCAGACAGCCGGTTATTCAGTTAATGGCTTTTCTGCCCTTGCACAAAGGGTCACCGCTGCTAATTTTGGTGCAACTTCATCGTGTTTTGGTACAAAATTAGCTTTATCGAATGTACTTCCAGGAAATGATTTCTTAAAAATGGAGCTTGGTGAAATCTACAGTAAAGCCGGGTACGTAAATTCTTTCTTTGGTGTTGATCTGTACGAAATTCCACAGAGAATTAATTGGGAAGCTGGAGATTATAGTTTTAACATTTCTGATAATTATCTTTATTTTATAAGCACTGGCGCGCAACGCCTAGTGAAGATTTGTCTTGAGGGAGAAATGTTGAATATTCAAGATCAAGCTTTTAATAATGCCAATTTAACTCAAACTAGTACCTTTTTAAAGAAATATGGGGTTGCAATTGCTAGTAATGCCCATTATGGTATACTTGCACTTTAATATCTCTTATTGTTTTTAATTATTTCTGTTTTATTAAGAATTACATATTTTAAATAATATAAAAAACAAGAGGGATAGGGTCTGCAGCCTGAAAGTGGAATCCTACCATTTCCCTCTTTTATTATTTTTTAGGAAAAGTTAAAAATTACTAAGGAGGTAATAATTATGTCAAGAAGAAAAACATACGATGAGTTTGTTCAAGAAGTTTATGAACAGGTAGGTCATCAATATACTGTTAATGGAGAATATAATAAAAATAATATTCCGATAGCAATGATTCACAATGTTTGTGGTAATAAATATGATGTATCTCCTGCAAATTTTTTAAGTAGTCATAGGAGATGCCCCAAGTGTAATGGTGGTGTTTTTAAAGGACATGATGTTTTTTATAAAGAATTTACAAAAATTGTAGGGGATGAATATGAATTATTAAGTAGATATATAGGTGCTAGAAAAGATGTTACTATAAGACACAAAAAATGTAATAATGTTTGGAGTGTTCAATCAGGTTCTTTTTTAACAGGAGGAGTACGTTGTCCTATTTGTATGAGAAAAGAATCTGGCATTAAAACAAGAAAAACACACGATAAATTTATGGAACAATTTAATAAGGTAACAAATGATTTTGATGTTATATCGGAGTATATTAAGGCTGAAGAAGATATTACTTTTAAGCATAAGTTATGTGGTTGTGAGTTTTCAGAGCGTCCTTGGACATTTTTGAAATCTCCAAATTGTCCAGTATGTGATAAATGGGGAAAGAAAAACACTACCGAAATAATAAAACTTAAATTAGATAAAGAATTCAGCGGACAGTTTATTCTTTTAGAAGAATTTAAAAGAATAAACCAAGATCATAAAATAAAATGTTTGGAATGTGGTAAATCATTTAATATTAAATTATCTAATTTATTTTTCTTTAAAACTTGTCCTCAATGTTGGAATTTAAGAAGAAAAGAAATTTTTAAAGGTGATAAGAGTGTAAATTGGCAGGGTGGAATTACTCCTTTATTTCTAGTTATGAGAAAAACATTAGGTGATTGGAAACATGATTCAATGAAAAATTGTAATTATAAATGTATCGTTACAGGGAATAAATTTGATGTAATTCACCATTTATATAGTTTTAATTTAATTTTAAAAGAAGCAATAAAAGAAAATAATTTAGAATTAAAACCTACTATTGGTTATTATACCCAATCAGAACTAGAATTATTAGAGAAAACAATAATAAAATTACATAATAAATATCCTTTGGGCGTTTGTTTATCAAAAGATATACATGATTTATTTCATCTAATTTACGGAAGAAGAAAAAATACTTCAGATCAATTTGAGGAATTTTGTCAACGATATTATTCTGGCGAATTTGATAATAATTTTAATAATCTTAAGGAGGCCATCTAGTTTTAAATGGTAAATAACAAAACTGATAACAAAACAGACAGTGTTAATAACAAAACTGAAAAGGAAAGTGTGAATAGCGTGGTAACACAAAATGATTTTAATCCTGAATCTCTTTTAGCAGAAAACAAAGAATTAAAAAATAAATATAATAAGTTAGAAAGTATGTTGCAACAATTACTAGATGCACAAGAAGTCCAAAAGATTGAATCTGTAAAATCTGTACAACCTACATCTCCGCTTCCAACGCCTCTTTTTAATGAAGATGATGGAGATATATATAAATCTATAGAACTTAATAAACCAATTAAAGTTATGTCTCTTTATCCAGGCGAACTTAATTTAAGAACATCCAACGAAGGCAATGGGCAGACTTTTAAATTCGAATCATTTGGTAGTTCAAGACCGATTATGTATAGCGATCTAGTTCAAATTATTAATAATCATCCACGTTTTGCAAAAGAAGGATTTTTTATAATTCTTGATAAAGAAGTGGTTAAACAGCATTATCTTGAAGATCATTACGAGAAGTTTCTTAATAAAGAAACTATTGATAATATTCTTAATTATGACGAAAAGACTATTGAGTCTTTATTTAAAAATAGTGCTACTCAAATTAGACAAACGATAGCAAGCATTATTGTTCATAAGATTATTAATGGCGAGTATGTAGATAGAAATAGAGTTAAGATTATCAGTGAACTTTATGGCAAAGATCTTTTTACTGAAGCAGATCGTTTAAAATAATTTAAAGGAGGCTAAAACCATGTCTGTCTCCTACCAGGTGATTTTTAATCTCTTTCTCTCTAGTATCCAAGACTATAATCTCAATCAACTATATATCAACGATCAAAACAATAGCCCTACAACTCAAACTTTAGAACAATATATCTTACCTTGGCTTATCAAATCAATACCTAACTTCACCAGTTGTAAATATGATCTCTCTAATCGTGATGATACAACAATGGAATTTAACCCTAATAACTTGCCAAATCAAGATTTGCAAACAGACGAACAGGTAATTCTCTCAAATCTTATGGTTATAGAATGGTTAAAGAATAACATTAATGATATCAAGCAGGTAAATCTGCACTTACAGGACACTGACTTTAAGACTTTCGCTGAGGGTCAGAACTTGAGAGAAAAAGTAAATCATAAGAACGCAATGGTAGAAGAGGTAAATAATCTGATGGTTAGATACGGATATAAAAATTTAGATTTTACTACGTTGAATAATAGTTTAGTGTAAGTATACAAAACAAAGTAAAAAAGTAAATAAGATAAATAGATTAAATAATATTTAAAGGAGGAATTATTATGTCAGTTACTTCAGGCGGGTCAATTCAGACTCAGACTCATACAATCACATCTGCAGAGGCTACCGCCACAACTGCCACAATTTCAGTTGGTTTTACCGTTGGATCTTTTGTTGTCCAAATTCTTAGGTCTAATGTTGACGTTACTAGTGCTGCATCAATTACTGCTTCTGGTAAAAATATTATTGTTGCATCACAGGGAGCATATACATTAACTTCTGGTGATGTTGTGAATTTAGTTGTCTGGGCGTAGGAAGTAAAAATAATTTGGTTTAAAGTTTTATCTATAAGGAGGTTACCCCAGACAAATAAACCCTTGTCGCCTCCTTTTTTGTTTTTCTAAATGTTTTAATTAAGGACGTGAGGTGGTTGTCTAATTACTCTTATCCGGCACTTGACGCATATTTATCAGTGCAACCTAGTGGTGGTGTAGTCGCATATTATAAAAACGCAAAACAGCAATTTTTGAACAACCAATTTGCAGACGCACCAAATGTTTTCAGTGTTCAACATACAAATTGGGTAACAGGTATAACCGATACTGTTTTAATTAGAAGGGAAATTCCTTTCAGAGCAAGATTAAATAAAGACGAAATAGATCTTGGATCTTACTGTAAACTCTTATTTCAAAATATTTCATATGTTGTGTATTTAGGAGATATTTTTGATCTATCTGATGGTTATAAATGGATATGCGTTGACGTTGAGAGAAGCACAGGATTAAAGTGTGCGTGCGTTTGTCGTCGTTGTAATAATTATTTAAAATATTACGATTCTAACCATGTTCTTCAACAAATACCTTGTTACATTAGCAATAAAGTTCAATCTCTTCAGGTTGATAAGGAAATTATTTTACCTAAAAATCAACTTCATGCTTTAGTGCCTTTTAATACTATATCTAATCAACTACGACTAAATAATTATGATACTACTAATCCATATCCTATGAGATTTATGCTAAATAACATCTCTTACAGGATTTTTTCTATCGATATGGTCAGCAACATAACAACTACAGCAACTACTACTTTTGGATATATAGACATTGATTTTATAACAGATATGATCAATGAATCAGATGATCAAGCTAATGGTATAGCATTCAATGGCTACATGCCATCATTTGCAATATCAATTCTTAATAGCGGTTCCAATAATAATGTTCAAATCTTACATTCTAGCGCATTACAATTAGATGTTCAAGTAACCGATAATGATGTTGTAATAATTCCCGCAACTAATTCTATAACCTATACTTCTAGTAATCATTCTATCGCCGCGGTTAATGCTAACGGTTTAATCACTACTGGTATAAATAACGGATCTTGTATTATTACAGCAACTTATAATAATAACTCTACTACTATTTCGGCTAATCTTATTGTTTATGTAGTTTCGTCTCTTAGTAATAACTATGCTATTGAGATTAGCGGTAGCGATAATATTAAAGTTACGCAGACTAGTCAATATAATTGTGCTTTCCTTAACAATGGTGTGATTTATTTGATCGATCAGGTTGAATGGAGTTTGCTAGATGATGATGGGGTTAATTCAACTACATTGGCATCTATTGCTTTTGAATCTAGCCCTAATCCTTATGGTAATAATTTTTGTGAAATTACAGCAAATAGTTTAGGGAATACAGGATGGGTAAGATTATATGCTCAAAGTACCGAAGGTGCTATTAGTTATATAAGAATTCAAATTGTACCATTAATTTAAGGTAGGTGAAATAATAAATCGCTCGATTTTTGGAACTAAACAATAATATAAATACAATACTTTTGAAATTATTAACCAATGATAATTTGATGAAATTATTATATTATAGCAATACAAACGATCCTCTTTCTCAATCTAGCGTTCCAGATCCTGTTAATAATGTATATAATCAACTTCTTTTCCCACGCCCCTATAATCCTAGTGTTTTAACTACTGAGGTCTCTCTTCTCAATCTTTATTTTGATCGTTTTACACCAGAAAATCTACAATTTAAAGATTTTTATTTAATATTTGATGTTATTTGTCACGAGAATCTTTGGCAATTAGGAGGAGATAAGAAGGGTTTAAGGCCGTTTTATATGATGCATGAACTCGATTCCATGTTTAATTTACAGCATAAGATTATAGGTATTGGGAAGATGTTGTTTGCTGATGCTGGATTTAGATTTTATGGGGGTTCGGATACAAAGTTTTCCGGTTATCAGTTGAGATATAAGATTACGGATTTTGCTTAATAAGTAAGTAAGGTTAAGAATGATTAATTAAAAATAATTAGATTAATGATTTTGAATTAAGGTGATGTAGTAATTGTGGAACAAGAAAATCAAGAAATTAATAATAATACTCAATCAAAAACAGTTAGTATAAAAGACTTTTTAACAGATGATGAAATTAAAAACTTAGATAATATATTTGATGAAAACGATAATAGTGAAGAAAAAGAATCAGAGATTATTGCAAATAATCTTGATACTTTAGATATTAGATCAAAACTACTTTTAGGCAGACCTATTACCGTCTTAGGAATTGGAGATATATATTCTCTAAAAATAAAAGAAATTGATGATATTGGTTTTACTAAATATTATATATATATTGCCTTCCTTACCTATAGAGAAGAAGGGATTAAAAATTCTAGTGATATATTTAAATTATGCTGCGAAGTATCAGAAATGAACAAAATATTTATAGAAATATTATCTTTATTTCTGAAAAAAGATATTAAGGATATTGTTTATGATGGTTTAAACAAATGTTTTATTATTGATAGCAAGAATAAAGATAATAAAGTTAAAGATAACAATATTGTCAATAACAATACTGTTAATACTATCAATAATATTAATAAAGATAATTTTTTAGTTTTTCTTGAAGTAATTAAAAAACAAAATTGTATAGAGCAATCAATTAAGTCAAAATATTTAAACGATAGGGCAAAACAAATAGCTAAAAGGCACAGAGAGTTACGGAAAAGAGATGGAAGAGAAGAAGAACAGACTGATTGGTTAGATATTATATTGTCTGTTTCTTGTAAGCATTCTAGTATTAATTTATTAAACATAGAAGAACTAACAATATATCAAGTTATGGCTAGTTTCAAAAAACTAAACCAGATTGATAATTTTAATGTAGTTTTACAAGCTTCTGCTTATGGCACATTAAAGGAAGATGCAAAATATGATCATTGGAATAAAAGAATAAAATAAGGTTCAATATGTCTTGATTTACATTTACACCTTGAGGAGGTGTATTTTTATTTTCTAATGATTAATAAATTAAATATTTTAAATAAAAAGGAGTGATTTTTTAATGTCTTTACAAGTTGGTAGAGATGCCGTTTAGTACAGTAATGTATTAAATTATTAGAGGGCAAATTCGGTGAACCCTGAGATGGGAATATCGATGTAATTAGATAGATTGCGTGAGGCTATCTAACACAGTAGAGCGTAGAGGATGAATAAATATAATTCCTCCAAGAGTGTCCTCCATCCTATTAGGATGAAAATGTACGCCGAACTTCCACGAATTAACGTGGTTAAGGAGAGAATATAAATCTCCAGAACATAGGGATAAAAAGCCTTATGGATAACATAATTGATTAAAGAACCATTAAATATTTCGGTCTATGATTTTTCTACAGGGGCAGCAAAGTTTTATGCTGATTATGCTATGTCTGTGGACTTTGACCACAAAGGAACTCGTTTGGATCTCCGTGGCGGGCAGGGCAATTATACTCTATTAAGCTTTGATCATACCAAAATCTCCCAAGTTAAGACAAAATTACCAATCGTGGATTTAAATTTTATGGGGCTTTTAGCTGGCAAAGCTTTAAGTACTGGGGCCACTTTAGTGCCTAAGCGTGAATTTCTTACTGTAAGTGCGAGCAATACTATAACATTGTACTCAACGCCTGTTACTACAAATAGTCCATTACAATTATTTATTTTAAATTCATCTCGTGATTTTGGAACTGTACAAACAGCAGGTAATCCTGCAACTACGGTTAATACTTATAGTATTTTGGGAAATACAATTACATTAAATAGCACATCTTGTCCCCAAAATAGTACAGTGGCTGTATTTTATGATTATTTATCTCCTTCTACAAGCAATCAAATTCAAATGACAGCTAATATCTTTCCTGGTTATTACAGAATGACAGGAGAAGGGTTAATGACCGATCAAATTTCAGGTGTAGTTTATCCTGTAGCATGGGATGTTAAAAAGTGCAAACCCCAGGTCAACTTTACTATTACTCAGGAGTAACTTATGTCGGCTCCGTACATAGAGAAATCTGTGTATTATATCTCAACAATTGCTGGTAATCCCTAAGAGCCTAATTAACCACAACGTAAGGATGAAATAAGCCTAAGCGTGATATGGTCGCGAAAGCAGAAAAAATAATTAGGATGGTGCATGGTTAAACCCTAAACACTAGTGTAATGGGTCTTCAGCAGCATATACCTAATACAATAGGGTATTGTTCGACGGTCATTCCCTTTGAGGGAAGTAAGATCAAGTGATCTGAAACGAGAGACTCTACTTTAGAAATAGTAGATGATGATATGACCTGAACTGCATAGAAATATGTAGATGCACATAATAGTGCTGGTAGAAATTAACGACTTCTATCGAACATTTGTTTGGCGACGAAGAATACCGAGCTAGATCTTACGTGGGATTGTTATTATGTATCAGATTCTAATAATAACAAGATTTACTGGAATATGACACAACTCCCTTCTTAGAAGACCCTAGCAGTGGAGAATCTGGAGACTTGCTAGGGTTTTTATTTCAGGGAGGAGATATGTATTAAATTAGTAATAAACCAATGATCTTATATAATTACCCTAACAACATGTGTAACTAATAATTAATAAAAATTAATAACCAATAATCAAGTGATATAGGGATAGGCTGAACCGATCATTCAGCCGACAAGTAGTGCATCCGAACATTACTTCCCTATCTATTTATTTTTCGGAAAATAAAATACTATCGGAGGTAATAATATTGTGTAGAAATATTTTAAATTATGAAGATATTAGAGATTTTATAAATGGCGAAGAAGGTAATGGCTGTTTATTACTGACAACTAAAGAAGAATTCAAAGAAGATAAAATAAAATATAATGTAGATAATACATCTATCAAATTAAGAATACAATGTAAATGTGGTAAAAATAGTATATTTATTACTTCATATAATCAATTTAAATTTAAAAATAAAAGACAATGTAATCAATGTGGTAATATCATAAGAGTATATAAAAATACTAGTAATTATAAAGATATAAAATATTTTATTGAAGTAGAAAGTGAAAGTGGTTGTAAATTAAAAAGTCTAACATATACAAATAATCATACAGATTTAGACATAGAGTGTAAATGTGAGAACCAATTTAAAACCACATATATTAATTTTGTTTATGGAAATAAAAGACAATGTGATGAATGTTCTGGTCAAGTCCATTGGGATTATGAAACTTCTAAAAAATATGTTGAAAGTCTTGGTTATATATTAATTACTGACGATATTGGAAGAAAAGATCAATGGTTTACAATAAAAGATGAAATTGGATATTATTATGTAACTACTATCAATCAATTGAAAAGAGGATGCAAACCACAAAGATTTCAAAATAATAATCCCTATACAATACAAAATATTAAATTATGGTGTTTATTAAATAATAAATCTTTTAAATTAATTAGTGAAATTTATGATGGTAATAAAATAAAATTAGAATGGCAATGTTTAAAAGAAAGTTGTGGAGAATTTTTTGAAAGTACTTGGAATCAAATTTTTGATGGTGAAAATTGTCCTTACTGTTCTAGTAAAAAAGTAGGATTGTCAAATTGTCTTGCAACTAAGAGTCCGTGTCTTGCTAGTCAATGGCATCCTACTAGAAATGGTGAGTTAACACCGTATGATGTATTCCCTAACGATAATAAAAAGTATTGGTGGCTGTGCCAGGATTGTGGGCACGAATGGTATGTTTCTCCTAATTCTAGATTTAGTCATAAAAACGAAGAACGTGGATGTCCTAATTGTTATAGATCATCTAAAGGAGAAAGGTTAACAGCGTCTATTTTAGAAAAGAAAAATAAAATATATCAAAAACAATTTCAATTTGAAGATTTGGTATCTGACAAAAATTATCATTTAAGATATGATTTTGGAGTTTTGTATTGTGATTTAAATGATGGTATTTTAAATAATAAAGATAATTTACGGGGACTAATAGAATTCCAAGGTAGACAACATTATAAATGGGTTGATTATTTAATGACTTATGAAGAATTTGAAAGATTACAAAAACACGATCAAATGAAGTTAGAATATTGTGAAATAAATAATATTCCTTTATTACGTATTCCTCATTGGGATATTAAAAATATAGAACAAATTATAGATGATTTTTTAGTATCATTAGAAGAGAATATAAAATAAATAATTATTTTCTCTCTTATTATTTTTTTAAATTTTGCCTATCATCAAACTCCTATTTTATTACCAATTTTTAAAACAGATCATATAGCAAATGGAAGATAAACGTAGAAAAACGAAGCATGAGAGATGTAAAAATTTGTAACTAATAATTTTATCAAAAATTTAATATTTTTAATACTTTTGTTACTTTTTATTAAATAATAACGTTTTTCAATATTTTATAACATTTTCAATTTTTCTTAAAGGAAGTGAATATATGGCATTAAAATTTATACCCAACGAGCATAGATATAGTGCTTCATCAACAGATAATATTTCTGCTACTAATTTTGATGAAGGGGCTTTGCTTTATCTTACTGATTTAAAAAAATACCAAATTTATAGTAGTGCTAGTGGATGGACTGATTGGATAATCAATACTAAAGTAACGGGCAGTATAACTGCACAAATATCAGGTCAAACCGCTCCTGCTCAGGCCGACATGATCGGCTATGTGGACGGTAGCGGAAAATCTCA